TTGCTGGCTGTTCGGGTTCGGGTCCAGATACTCGACGTCTCGGACATCAATCTCTGTCACATACACGCGCTGGCCTTGCTGGTTTTCGTAGTTGCGGGTTTTGATTGACCCGACAACCGTTATTCGACTACCTTTGCGCGTCCAGTTTGCCAAATTCTCGGCTTGTCGGCCGCTGATAGAACACTCGATGAAGTCAGCGTCCCGCTCGCCGTTCTGGTTCTTGTAGTTGCGATTGCAAGCGATAGAGAAGCCCGCGAAGGCTCGGTTTCCATTAGGCCCTTGGTGCCAGCGCAGCTCAACGTCTCGCACTAGCCGACCTGTTACGATTGCTAAATTAGTCCCCATGTCCTGCCCTTCTTTCTATTCGCACTCGGGAGTTTCTTCGCCGCTCTCGTCTAGCTTCTCGCCTACCTTCGCCAGCATTTCGAGAAATTCGCGCATTTCGCTCTTGCGTTCTTTCTTCGGGTCGTACTCTGGTGCTGGTTCATCGTCAAGTGTCTTGACCTCCATTTTGACTTCAAGCACCCGAATATCTAAGCCGTAGAACTCGGCTGTCTTCTTCAAAAGCTCGCTGTCTTTGTCTTCGTATCTGCAACGCGCCGCGTATTCTGGTGCGTCACAAAATTCGACGTTCATAGCTAGCAGGTTGATAGTGTCGTCTAGTTTCTTATTGCTGAATTTTTCAAGAAACAGACCCTTTTCGTTCTGTAAAATGCAATATTTTCTTGTTTGTTCCATTTGGGAACCTCCTTATTTTGTTTTGTAGTTATCTACTCTTTAATTCTACCTCATTCCAAAAAACTTGTCAAGTGTTTTGTTAAACTTTTTTTAAATTTTTTCAGCTTGTTCGCCAGCGGCTCTTTCTCCTTCTTATGCCACGGCTTCAAGAGTGGTTTCTTTTCTGGCTTTACTGTCAGACCTAAGCCGTAAGCGAAGGCTTCGCGGAAGTCGACGCCCTTCTCTTGGCATACCGTGTTAAGCAAGAGGACACGTTCGCCGTATCTGGTACTATTCACCTTCAAAAGTCGCCAATAGACAAGCTCGAGCGGCGCATTTTGGACGATGTCCTTATCAGTTGGCCGCCATTGCTCGATACGCTGATTGGTGCTGTATGTGATAGCAGATACCGCCATGCTCACCAGCAGCGAGCCGAGGGCTTGCGTTAGCTGCTCCTTGCTAGCTTCCTTGCGTGCCAGCGACACAAAGTTCGCTGTCTCTTGCATGACGTCCATAGCTGCGTCAAACTTGCTGCCGCCCCGTGGCGGGAGGGTTTTTGCCCTCTCGATGATTTCGTCGTACTTCATCATAGCAGCACCGCTTCCTTTTGCTCGTACTTGACGCCGTTTGTTTCCAGCCACGCTTTAAGCTCGCGAATTTGGCCGACGTCCTCGAATGTCATATCTAAGACAAGACGGGCAGGTTGTTTCGATGCTTCTGGAATTGGATCTGGTGTTGGTTCCGCTGGTACGTCTTCCATGACCTCGCCTGTCTCGCTATCCACCACCGAATATCTTCCAGCAGCTTCCTGCTCTGCTTTGGCGCGTAGTTCCTCGAGACGTGCGACCTCTGCAGCTTTTCTTGCTGCTTGTGCTTCACGCTCTGCCTGCGCGGACTTGTAGTCGTTCGTGATAGCTTGTAGGACTTGCGGGAGCGTCTGGCCGTTGTCAAACAAAGTTAGGTAAGGTGCAGCGATTAGGCCGTTACCTTCTGCCATGGCGCGAACTGTCTCGCGACCTTGTGCGATTTCTTCAAGGCGCGCAACCTCTTTGTCAAAGATTTCGTTAATTTGTCCGATGGCTTTCGTCGTCAGCTCGAACTTGTTCTTCTTGAAATGCTCCACGTTCTGGAACTCGGCGTGGTATTGCTCGAAGTTCTTCGGGTCTAGGTTGCTAGCTTCTGCTAGCTGTTTAAACACGTTCGCGATGACTGATAGACGGGTAGCCTTTACGTTCTCGTCGTAGTCGTTGACCTGCTCTTTGATTTGGTTTCGCGTGTCAATGACGGGCGCCATGGCCGCGTCATACTCGCGCTTAAAATCGTCATACGGAGCTAGGACCTCGGCGCGTGCGTCTTTGCGCTTGCGCTCAATCGCTTCAATGAATTTATTAAGCTTCGTCAAGACTTTTCGGTCGTCGCTGACGGTCGCTGCTGTGACGACGTAGCCGTCGTAGTAGCTCGCTACTTCCTTCACGGCTTCGGCAAAGGCTTCGCCCTGTCCTAGAGTGACTACCGCGGGTTTTACTGTAATTCCCGCGTTTGTGATTTGTTCCAGCGCAGCTGTTGTTGCTTGTTTTGTTGTCATGTGTGGTTCTCCTTGTGCTAAATGTTGTTAATGTCAAAGTCTTGTCTGCCTGCTTCCTGCTGGCCTTCTGGTTGCTGTTCCTGTTCTGCTGCTGGCGCCTGCTTCTGGATTGCTAGCGCGAGCCATTCCTCGAGCCGTCCGACGCACCAGTCGAAGTTCGTCGCGAATACCGCGTCTAAGCTAGGCGCTCCTAACTCTTTGAGCAGCGCGCTTTCTACCTGCCGCGGTTCCCTGCCGCTTGCCTTGGCTACGTTGTCAATTCGTTTTGCTAGGTTCATGACCTGCTCTTGCGTCAACGTCGCTGGCGCTTCTGCGTACTGAAAGGCGTCGACGTCTTCCTCGCCCATTGCGAACAATCCCTGCGCCGCATACTTGCGGGCGTAAGACGAAACAGCTCCCGACCATTGCGGCACCTGCATTTGGTCCGCTCCTTTTCTGGTCTTCGGTACTGTGCCGAGTTCTGCGAAAGCTGTCGCTTCTTCGATTTCCTCGTCGCGTTTGGCCTGTGCCGTTGCTTTCAGGAACACGCGCCCGCCTATCTCGAAAAGGTCGTCCGTGAATTTAAGCGACCAGCCGCTATTCAACGCTTTAAAGTGCGTTGTGATGTCCTCGACGTTCCGATACGAGAACGATATACCTTGCTTGAATTTCTTCCCCAGCTGCATTTTACGTTGCAGCTGGTCGAATGTCAATTTTTCAGTCATGCAATACCTCCGCGGGTTCGATTGCATACAAAAAGCCTGCTAAGTCCTTTCATAATCTCCCCCGTTACTCCATGCGCCCGAGCATTTCCGCCCGAAGCGCGTCCTTAGCCCCGAAGACTATCTGGTCTTCTGGTACCCCGTAGAAGTTCGCGAACTTCTCGCGCATGTAGCTGTTCATCGTGCCAGCGTTGCGCTCGTATCGCAGAACTCCTTGTCTGTCTAGCCCTACCACTTCCGCTACTTCTTCTGCTTTTAGGCAGAAGTTCGAGCGTAGGCCGTAAAGCGTCCATTTCTTCTTGTTTCCTGTCATTGGTTCCCCTTTCTCCTTGATGATACAAGTATAACTCGATTGATTTTGATTGTCAATAGTTTTTTAATATTTTTTCAAATTATTTTTATTTCAGCATTTTCGCTGCGATGTCAGTCTGCCAAAAGTCCACGCGCTCGAGCGATTGGAAAAGCTCCTTGATGTCTGCGCGCTCCTGCTGCTGCTCTGGCGTCAGCTCTGCGCCGCTGTTTAGCTTCATCAGGATAAGTTCGCTTAGTCTGCGACTGTACTTTTCTAGCCGCTGGCTCTGCTCTGGCGTCATAGCCTGCTCATTCTTCTTGATGATTTCCTGCTTGCGTCGACCTTCTACCGCCCATTCTGGCATATTGCCGTTAGTCTGTGCAGGCTGCTGCTGGTTAGCTGCTGGCCGCGGAGCTGCTTCGTTCAAGTAGCTTTCAAACTTGGTAGAGAATAGCGTCATAGGCCGCAAGTAGCCAAGCATTTCTGGCTTATGGAGCCATTGGGAGCTTTTAACGTCTATCACGGTCTTAAACTGTTCTAGCGTGTAGCCCTCGTTCCAGCGTGCTTTTATCAGTCGCTGCGTTTCCTTGGTCTTGTGACTAAATGATTTGCCCGCTACTTGGTTCAGATAAGCGATGATTTCCTCGTATGGAGGTGCGGGACGCTTCGACGAAGTCGGAGCAGATGTCGAAGCTTGCTCGACATTATTTATAATATAATCTCTAATCTCTAATCTCTTATCTCTATTCTCTGTCGTACATTTGTACGCTTTGCCTGTGGATAACTCTTGTACACCTTGCGGCTCAACGGTTTGCGAGTGGTCGCTTTTTTTGTTGCAAATGTCGTACATTTGTACACCCTCGCTATTTTCACCCCCTTCTTCTAGTGGTAATTTATTCAAGTTAGGAGCTGGCAGCTCGTCGGTTTCCTGCTCGGCTTGCAGCGTGAGTTTTTCGGCCTGTATCTTCGCACGATAGAGCCGCACGCGGTCCGCTTCGTTCGATGATTGACCGACGAAGTTCTCGACGTCCAGCATATACATTGCCCCGTTATCCAGCACCTCCAAAAGACCCAGATTGCGGAAAGTGTCAATGGCAGACTTGACGACGCCGACCGAGTGGCGCGTGAGAGTTGCCAGTACCTCGGGCGTGTATGGTATCACTCCGCGATACATGAGCCGCCCGTCGCTCTTTAGGCTGCGCAGATATAGTTTCATCAAGATATTGCAGTACAGATAGCCGTCTGGCATTGCTTCGAGTATCTGTATTTCCTCGCGCTCGAAAAAATCATCTTTCAGCTTTAGGTAGTAATATTTCTTTCCCTTCTTAGCCACGGCTACCATCCAATTCTTTCAGCTTTCGCCAGCTAGGCGTCCAGCATATATCCGCTATGTCAAGGCCGAAGTATTCGGCTATGACCTTCTTGTTTTCCTCTTGCGGCTCTGCGCCGTATTCCCATCGCTGGATCGTGACTTTGTGAAATGACAGCTCGTCCGCAAGTGTTATCTGCGACAAGCGTCGCTCACGTCTTAGGTCGCGTATGCTCTTTTTCTTCATCGGCGCCCTCCGTCTGATAAGAGGGTTTCCTCTTTGACGTCAACGGGTACGCAGTAGCACTTGAAGGTACGAACGCACTCCCAAGGCTGCGAACCGCGTCTGGTGCCTGTATGCTCGGCAAAGGTAGCCATGTAGATTTGACCGTCTACGTCGTTGCGGATAATTCGCCCCGCGACCTTTTCAGTCGCCACCTTTTGCCAATCGAGAAGCGGAGCTGCTTCTCGAAGGTCTTCTGTAAGTGTTAAGTAAAAATGTTTCATCGTGTACCTCTTTCTATTCCCAATCTTTCGTGTCACGCGGGTTTAGTTTCTCCCGTTCTCCGTCCGTTACGCGCTCGACTTCTACACTCCACCAGCTCATAGCCAGATTGATTTCTTCCAAAACCTCCCCGACTTCTGCGAATGTCTCGCATTCGTCAAAATCTGGATAGCTAAAACTTGGTGTGTCGTTTTCAAACAGCCAATCAAAGATATTGGCATTTACCGCCAGCGCGTCCCGAACCTCTAGGAAGTTCGCAAGACCGCTTGCGATTGTGGTTTCTTTGCCTTGGTTGTTCTCGATGATTTGATATTTTGCCATGTTGTTTCCTCCCTTATCGTTTGTTTGCGTTGTGGTTTAGTTTGCTATCTTGACATAGGACCTTAAAGTCGATGATGTCCTGCGTTTCTTCGTTGCGATATACGACGACTGCCTGCTGGCCGCTGTAATAGCAGAAGCGGACGCCGTCCTGAATGTTAAGCCAGTATGTGTTAATTCTGTTATGCTTTTCAAGGCGTCCGTCGCCTTCCAGAAGGTCGAGCAGCAGCCCGTCCTTTTCCCAAGCGTTCGCATTGTTTACTTGTTCGATGATTTCGCGCTTTTTCATGTTGTTACCTCTTTTCCTTACTTGCTAAATACTTTCACGCTGAAAATAGAAACGAATTTCCCGTGGTCGAATGTGTTGACTTCCAGACGCTCGCGGCCAAGGTCGAAAGCGAAAAGGTTGGTGTGGATTTTCTCCCAATCTTTAGCGAAGCCGTTGAAAGCTGTTACTGTGCTAACATATCCTAAAAGTTCCTTTCGTCCGCGGTATTTCTTCTTGTGGTTTCTAGTTGCGTCCAGAACGGCAGCGACGCGGTCGGAGTATGATTGCTCAAGGTCTTCGATTTCATTCCATGCAACTTTTAGAGCTAGCGACCAAGTCGGCGCGTCGATTTCGTGCGCCCGTGCCATAACGTCGGCATGTGTAAATTTCCGTAGTTTCATGTTGTTTCCTCCTGCCGTTTTTCGGCTTGTTTATTATTTATGGTTTAATTATACCGCATTGAATTTTCTTTGTCAAGCATTTTTGCGAAGTTTTTTAAATTATTTTTAACTTTCTTTTTTGCAATAAAAAACCTCCCGCATGGCCAACGGGAGGAATACAGAAAGGAAACAGTCGCGATAGCGAGGTAATAACTACCGCGACCTTTTGGCTAAGTGTTGGTAAGTCTATCTATGAAACGTGATTGCTGGTTTTTGATTTTGGTATAAGGAGAACCCAAATTTGCGCCTTAGCCTACGCACCTACATTGTAGCATAAAGCGGCGCGTGCGTCAATAGGGCAACAAAAAAGCTGGCGGAGGGCCAGCTTTCAGGGTAATTATGGAGATTATTATGAAAAAGTTTCATCAGTCCTTAGCAGGACAATTGTAGTTTAGCACTTCGCGCGGAAGTTGTCAATAGTTTTCTTGAAATTTCTTTGATGAATTTTAAATGCCATAAAACGCGTTTTACGCCCTTGTTTTCGTTCTCTGGTATAACAAGACGCGGAACGTCCTAAAAACGAAAATAGGCTGTTTATTTTGCGTTTAAACGGTATTCTGGATAAAATAACAAGCCGCGGAGAATATCCACGGCCTTTTTGTATTATTCAAAAGAAAATTTATGCTTGCAGCCTATCGACTGTTGACGATGTTCTGAACTGCATTGTAGTAGGTGCCGAGGTTTGCTCTGCGCTCGTCCCCGTTCCCGAGGTGTCCTGCCAGCACTTCATCAGCTAGCCGATTGTGAGATGTTGACGCGTCAATCGCTTCTAGTCTCTCGTTGACAATCGTCTGAACTGCCGCGTACTTGCTACCAAGAGCCGCTTTGCGTTCCTCTCCGCTGCCGTACTTGCCAGCCATAACCTCGCCTGCCAACTGCTCGAGCGTACCCGCTGCCGCTTCTGGCGGCGTTCCTTGCTGTACGCTCTCGCTTTTGCTGGGAGCTGTTCCGTTCTGACGGTAAACGTAGACGTAAGGGCCGCCCATTGTGCCAGCGTTCCAGCCGTAAAGCTGGTTGTAGTTGTTGCGAGTTACGCCGTTCGCTGCGTATGTGCAATGAATGACGTTGTCCGCGTCAAGTGCAAGCATGGTATGACCGCCAGCGCCGAGTGATTGACCTTTAGGCCCCCAGATGATAACGTCGCCGCGTTGCATGTCCCAATCTTCGTTCTCGGCAAACAAGTAGTAGCCGTTCGCGATAAGCCAATCGTGTTCTGTCTCTGTGTTGACGGTCCAAGCGGCAGGAGACGCGCCGCCAGCTCGTAGGGCGTAGTAAATCGCGCTAGAGCAATCGTAGGAGCCAGGACCTTCGCGGCGTGCCATTGAGTAGCTGACGTTGCCTTCTAGGCCTTCCATGAAGGAGATTGCTAGTTCTGTATTAACCATTTTCGCCCCCCTATTCCTTGTTTCCTGCGTTGTAGTTCGCGGACGTGATACCTAGCAGCGTACCCATAAAGGTTGTAAACGCGGTCAAGATGATAAGCGCAAGCTGCGTATGCTCCCAATTAAGGGCTGTCCCGATAGTTCCGACGAATGTTGCGAGTGCTGGCAAAAAGATTGCTGTACCCCATTTTAGAAGCGAATAGGCTTCGTTTGATAGTTGGAAATTCTTCACGACTTCTTTCCTCCTTCTTTCTTTTTCTTCGGCGCCTGCTTCGGCTCCTTGTGTCGAACGTCTCCGTCCTGCTGGAATAGTTCCTTGTCGTGGTCTAGGTTGCGCTCGATGAAGTTCTCAAGGTATGGCAGCTTGACGCCTAACATGGAAAGATTTTTCAAAATCGAAGCTGCGTAACTTGCGACCATTGCCAAGATGAAGCTGTTGACGAACCCAGCCTGTCCCGCGTACTCTGCGAACGGATACGAAAACATGACAGCAAGAAACACGGTTACATGACTAACAACGCCCTTCCGTAGCTTGGAGCTTGAGAACCTGTTCTGTGCCCAAGCACGCGCCACGCCTAGAAGAATATCAGCGACAATCAGAACCAACAACCCGAAAACGGGCAAGTGGTCGTCTATCCCTGTCTGATAGAATTTGACGATTACGTCTATAATCAAAAAAATTCCGTCATTATCTGGCGTTGGCTGCGGTGTGACGGCGGCCGTCAGTAGTTCGTGCATGTCTTACTCTCCCATTTCGTTTTGTTTGACAAAACAATAATACCCCACCATAGGCAGGGTATTTTGCAAAGTCCTTGTTTATGCTTGTGTCTGCGCTGCTTTCGCTGCTTCGATTTCATTCAGGACGGCGTCCTCGATGTCGTAGATAGCGTTCTGCAGCGCCAGTTCGTCCTTACGCATGTCGCGGCGGTTTGCTGCGTAGCGCTCGGCGTCGATGATGTTCTCGCTGGCTGTGCTGACTGCGTTTCCGTCTGTGTTGACAATTGTAGTCTTTACAAGGTGTTTCTGGCCGTCTTCCTCAACGTAGAAGGAAGCGACGGTCTGACGTGTGCGTTCGATGTTGAGCATGTTTGCCCTCCTTTTCTTGATGTTTAAAGTATAGCACGGTAGCGCGTGATTGTAAAGTTACAACATAATGACGATTTGGCCGCTATGCCGTGCGCCTGATTGAGTGTTCAAAGCTACGAGCTTGTTTCCGTTTAGGTTGATTTGTACGTTCGTTCCGTTAGCTTCTACGGACCACTTAGGGACTGTCACCATGTATTCCTGAACAGCTCGCAAGATATTTGTCGGCAAGCTGGCAATCTCAATACTTGATCCATTGCCGACGAAGTCGAAACGAATAGCTAGCACGTCGCCGCAACGCTTATAGAAGCTCTTAGGATAGCCCGCTGGCTGCCAGCCTGTGTTGATTAGGTTGACGTGGTCCAGTCGAGCGTTAGAACTCCACGGCGTCCACTTGCCACCATAGAAAATGCGCTTGGACGGTTCCGCTGTTGCAATCGTTGGAAAGAACAGCTGGAAACATTCATTGTTAGAATTGAGCACCAAAAGGAAGCCGTACTGCTTGGCTGGATTGTTCGGTTCCTTCCCGTTCTTGAAGTAGACGCCCGTTGTCTTTTCCTCGTCGAAGTCTTTGCCGTATGTGTAGATTGCGCGCCCGTTTCCTTGCGTGATAGCGTGCTGCTGGATAATCTTACCGTTGGCGTAGATGTCGCCCGCTACGTCCAGCATGCCACGTTCTGGCGTCTTGCCGATACCAAAGCGGCTATCTTTGTCGTATGCAAAGATAACTTTTTCGACGGGTACCGTGACAACCACCTCTGCAGGAAATTTAAACATATCGGATACTTGTCCGATAACTTCGTAAGAGTTCGTTATTGGAAAATTCCCAAAGAGTGATACTGAAGAATTTACAAGACTGTTGACATCGCTAGGGACAACGTTTATAGGTCCGACGTCTCGCTTGATTGGTCCGTCGTTCGTGATGTCTCGAGTAGCGAAGTAAAAGTGCATTTCGTTTTTCTGGACGCCGTCGACCATTACAGGTGCGATTTTCGCTGTCCGTGTAACTAGCAGCGTTGAGCCGTCTTTGCCGACCCGTTGGACCGTAAATGTCAATACGGGCGTGAAATACTCGATGACGTTGATAGTCTTCTCGATGTATTCGCTGGAACGTCCGCGGCTATCAATGACTTTCGCGCGGATAGTAGCCGAACCTGTGAAGCTCATAGGACCTAAACGGCCGCCGTTCTGGTTTGTAGATTGGTTTCTGTCAACGATTTCTGCATAGTAACCAGTAATCGTTGAACCGTCAACGCCTTTTGCTCCCTCGAAAGATACGGCAATATCGCTGATTGTTTGGAGGTAGTTTGCTCCTGTCAATTTTTCAGCGACGAACCTATTCCCCTCTGTCAATGTGATATCTGCCAGCGTAGGACGTGCCCCGCCTTCTGCGACCTCTACCGTGAACGCGACCGCCGTTTCGCCTATCGACGTGCTGCCGCTGTACGTCTCACAATAGATTGTGCCGCGGCCGCTGTTTGAGTTCGGGATTTGAGCGAGCAGCGAAGACGGAACCGTCCAAGTGTGAGAAGTCCCGACGCCTGTCGCGATGTCTTTCGCTTCGGAGCCGAAGACGTAGCGGAGCTTGTGCGTGTACGATGAAGAAGCGCGATTGATTGAGATAACAAAATCACGGCCGACGACCGCTGTCCCTGAAACGGAAACGCTGGACGCTCTGGCTATCCGTGTAAGCTCAAACTTACGCTCTGAAATGGATAGATAAGACGGAGAATAGCCGCCGCTTCCTGTAAGGTCTGCGGAGATTGTGGCTGTCTTGCTTCCGTCTCCGTTGTGGTAGACCCTCGCTGTTGTCTCGAAGCCTTCCAGCTTCGTTTCGCTGTTGTAGTTTAGCACGGCTGGGCGTCCCTTGAATGATACGCGCTGCCCTTCGATAGTGACCGAAGCTGTCACGTTGTAATCTGAGAACGTGACCCAGCGATTGAGCAGGAACAGTCGGACGCGTACGTCTGAATAGTTCTCGGCTTTGTTCTGGCCTACTTGCTCAACGATTGCTTTGAGGGTGTACCCTTGCCCGTCTTGTCCGCTAAAATATTCTGTCATTTATTGACCCCTTTCTTAATTATCCGACATATCGGACGACGTTCATGTCTGCGTTTACTTCGTGCTGGCTCATGACGAAGCGCCCGACTTGAAGCGTCTTAGTGAAAACCCCGTTGTCTATATGCAAGACCCCGCGGCTGATATACATTACTTCCGTATTTCCTGAATACATACTGATGCGCTGGTCGCTTATCCTGATTGAGCTTGTACCGTCTTTCTTCCCGATAACCAGCCCTTCCTCCGCGGCCTTCATGTAGGTATCTATGAAGTTCCAGCGCTCGGATAGCTCCCCGAAGTCGTTCGTTATGGCTTCGACCCGTCGGGCAACGTCGATTAGCTTTTTCTCGCTTTCGTCCCTGCCCTTGGTGTCTTCTGCCATGTATTCGTTAAATCGTTTGACCCACTCTTGCAGCGCCGAAGCAACTTCGGCCGCCTTGGCTTCCGTCTCTGCCATTCGGGTTCTTTCCGCCAGCGCTTCGAGCTGCTGCTGCGTCAAGTTCTGGTCTGCTTTCGCGTCGAATAGCTCCTGCAGGTCTTCGGGTGCTATCGTGTAATCTGTCTTGACGGTTCCCTGCTCGACTTTGACGTCCCAAACCTTGATAGTTGGCTGCTTGTGGTATGTATTAACCCGCAAGTAGTAGTCGCCCGTTGGTTTGTCCCAGGTAAAGAAGGTGCCGACCGTCCCCGTTTCTGGGCTAGAGACTGCCGCGATGTTCGCTACCTTGTCAGTAAACCACAAGACCACGTTGTCGCTTTCTGCTGCGCCGCTGTGGACGTCTGAAAACTTGCCGTTAGTCTTGGCGCTGATAAGGTATTTCTCGCCGTTTATCAAGTGTATCGACGTCCTGCCGTAGACCTCGAAGTTGTCGAAGTTTTCAGGCTTGCTGTCTGGAATGAATGGACCCTGTGAGTTCCGCAAGAGGTTGCGGCCACCTACCTTGACATTTTCAAACAGCGGCGACCACTCGTAGTCTCTCGGGTTGTTTGACCTGCTGGCCGTCGAGCGATTGACCGCAAGACCAAGATACCGCTTGCCTGTTGGTGTGTCGCTCATACCAGCACCCAAGGCGTTATCTGCGTACTTTATCCAAGTATAAAGCGTTTGGCCGTCTGCCCCTTTAGGACCTTCGACACCGTCCGCCCCTCTAATCAGCGACCACGAGTAGTCCGCGTAGTTGACGCTTTCCGTGGCTGTCTGCTTATTGTAGGCTATACCGATGTACTGCTTACCCGCTGGCGTGTCACTCATGCCAGACGTCGGGCTATCCGCGTACTTTATCCAAGTATAAAGCGGCGTCCCGTTCTTTCCGTGCGTCCCGATGATAGCGGGCTGCGTGCGGTTGCTGCTGCCGTTGCTGAATGTCTCCTGCCTGTAATGCCACAAGTAGGGAACATTCTGGCTTATCTGCTGGACTGCTGTCGTCCAGCCCGTAGTCGAATAGGTGACGTCCTTGTCTGCGCTGGTAGCCAGATAGTAGTTAGCGACCGAGACAACGCCGTTCCCTTGGTCGCCTTTAGCCCCTCGTTCTCCCATTTTGGCCGCGCTGTAACCTTGTTTGCTGGTTCCGTTGGTGTAGTTCCATGTCGTACGGGTCCATAGATAGCGGCCGTCTTCTACGACGGGAACGTTGGCAATCCAGCCGCTCGTCGGTATTTCCGTCCCGCTTTCACCTCGGGCGTAGTGGATAACCGTTGAAGCAATGCCGACGCCTTCCCCGTTCGTCACGTTGACAAAGGTCAGGTCTTCCGTCGCTATGGTCTGGCCGCCGATGATGGCAGCAGCTTTCAGGACTAGCTTGTCGCCTACCTTCTTGCCTTCGACCTTATAAGTTGACCCTGTGGCCTTGTAGACGCCGCCAACGAACCAGCTCCAGCTTACGTTTTGGCTGATTGGTCTAGCCCCTCGGTACAGCGTAGGCGTGACTATGCTTTCGCCTGCCCCGTCCTTAAACATGACGCCGTTAGACGTTTCTAGCTTAATGCTGTACGTCTTCGCGTTCTCGATTGCTCGGTCTAGCGCCTGCTGTATGCCGTCCGTCAAACGGTTTTCAAGTGCCTTGAAGTTGTCGAACTCCGTCTCGTTCTTGGTCTTGTCGGTAAAGCTGATTTTCTGGACGGACACGCGCGCTGTCATGAGCAGCAACGGCTTGAAGCCGCTATCTCTGACCGTGATAGTGTCCCCGATGTCCGCGTCGATGAAGCCTTTCAGCTTGTAAGTGATAGCAGGGTAGGCAACCTTTTTCAAGTGCCGCAAGCCTGTTGCTCGTAGTACGTCCTTGTTGTCCGTATCGACGTCCATGTCGCTTCTTATCCACCTATCAGATGTTTCCCGACCTGTGAAGGTAGACGGGTAGCGCTGCGCTGATAGCGGAGCATAGAGCATAGACCCGAACTGGTAGAACTCTAGCTCGCCAGCTGCGTTGTATTGCTTTAGCTCGCCCATGCCGTCGATTGTCAGGCCGTCGCGGCCAACGGGCATTACGACGTTAGCGATTTCTCGCTTGTCGATGTGCCGCGTCAACTTGTCGAGATTGTGGCCGTAGTCCAGAATTAAGTCGCCGCGAACCTTTCCGACGCCTTGGTTTTGGCCGCCGTCGTTGGCTTTGTAAAAGTTGACGATGAAATCCTTGATTGTCCCGTCTTTGTTTAGGCGAGTTTCAAAGTCCAGCTCTCCTTCGAAGCGGTTAGCTAGGGAAATGAGACGGGCAAGTTTTGTCTCCCGTCCCTCCCATTCCAGCGAGCGCGTCTGACCTTCTAGCTCGTTGATACCTACTTTCAAGTATGCAAAGCCAATCAATTCCATTGCTTTGAGGTATTCCAGCAACGTCATAGCTCTTGGCGCCTTGTATGCGTTCGCCTTCTCGTTGATGAGTTCTAAGTTGAGATTTTCGGATATGACGTGGATAGTATGTTCGTCTTCTTCTATCTCTAGGACGTTGAAGACAAAGGACTCCCCCTTGTAGATGAACGATATAAAAGCGCGCTCGTTCAGGTAGCTATAAGCCGCCTTGTTCCCGACGTCGCTTTTAATTGCCTTCTTTTGGACGGTAAACTCGAAGGTAGACGCTCCCGTGTCAAGGTAGCGCGTCCAAGTATCGTCGTAGTAGTTCAGCGTCTCTTGCTTCTCGTTGTCTATCCATGCGACTTGGTGCATGTCTGCATCGTGTATTGTTAAAAGCATATCAGAATAGCTCCTCGAATGATATAGTTACCTCGGGTTTGGTCTTGCACCAGCTAGACGTGAAGACTTCCAGCGTCGAGGACTTAGGCGGCAATGTCAGCCATTGCGAGCCGTGGATAATACGCTGCGAAGCTGATAAGCCATTCACCAGCGCGCTATCCGTTTCCGTGTTGATTTCCACCGTACTATTAGGCTGGAAAGAGTTCGGAACGTCACGGATAGCCGATACGTTGTCCTTTCGGTACATTAGCCCGTCCAGGTACATGTGCCGCACGATAGGACGGTCGCCGATAGAGCCAAAGGCGACGTGTATCTTTGCCGACTTGCGGCCTTTGATTTGCGGTATCGTGATAGGGATATAAGACCCGAACCAGTAAAACGTGATTGTGTCGTCGACTCTGCGCATGTCAGACCAGCCCCGCGGCTCGTTGAAGGGGTTCTGGTCCATGTTGTGCGTACCAAGGAAGTTGAAACGTCTTAGTATATCGTAGCCGCCCCGCCCGTTCGCTCCAAGAATGTTGAACTCGCACCATAGACCATTAGCCCGCTTGTAGGTTTCTACGCCGTACAAGAAGCGGCCTTCTGTGTCGCTCACCATGACCTTTAAGAAACCAAACTCGGAAGTGGCACCAAGCCAAAAGATTTGACGCCACCAGATATAATCATGCAGCGAGCCAGCCACTCCGTCGCTCCCTCTTGGTATGTCCCAAGTCAACGTCCCTGCGTGCTGTCCTGATGTGCCGCCACGCGCTCCAAGGGACAAGTGAGGACGTCCCCACGCGTTATCTGTATTGATAACCGTCCCGTCTAGCGTCTGCGATGTATCGTTTAGGATTGCCCTGTTCTTGACCGCCGCGGTGAAGCCGTTAAGAATGAGGTTGTCCCGATAGTCTAGCAGCAGCTCTGACCGCTTGTATTCCTCCGTGTCGGCTTCTTCGGGATTTCCTATCTCTAGAGCGCCTGTAGAGTTTACGAAGCCTAGATAGCCGTTTTCGGCCTTGTGCTTAACCCTGATGATTGGCTTAGCGGGGTGATTGCCGTTATTCTCAATCTTAAAGACCAAGCGGTCGCCTTTGTTCTCGGCTTCCGTGATTTTCTTGTACGTTGTCGAATGAGCGACCCCGTCAGGTACTAGCAGCGTCAGGGTGCCTTTTTGCAGCCATGAAGCGACCGTGTCGGGTTCGATATTCTTAGGAGGTATTGCCATGTAATACTTTTCGGGTTCGTCCGAGAACGTCACCCGAACAGCTTCGACGACGTTTAGAACGCCGCTGAGTTCGTGCTTTAATAACTCCATGCTCTGGCCGTCGTCGGTGAGCATGCGGAACTCTACCTCGATTGTCTTTGCTTTGCGCTTTACTCTCTGGATATTCACGCCCACCGACGGGGCGTCGTTCGTGGTTATCTCGCGTTCGGATAACACGGGACGCCGTACGTCAGTAATGCGAAAGTATTTCCTGAGGTTGACGCCGTTAAAAGTCATTGTGACTTCTTGCTTTGTCATACTATACCTCTCCCTCTATCTCTTAGCTTGGTTTCTTTCGACTGCCAGCGGGTAAGCTCTGGACCCGTAGTCTCTGCGACCTTGCGGCTGTCGATGTCAATCTGGACGGGTCTTTCGACCGCTCGTCTTGCGACTTCAAGCGCTTTGTCTATCGCGTCCGTTGTCCGTTTGCGAATGACTTCGACTTGCTGCTGGACTGTCTGGCGGCTGGCTGTCTCTGCCCGCACCGTAGAAGCTAGGCTGCTCTTGCCTATGCCGATGAAGTCCTCGGCTCTGGCTTTGAGCTTGCTCACCTTGTCGAACATAGCGGCCGACGCTTCCTCGACGTAGTCCGTGTTCTTTTCGATACCGACGGCAACCCCTTGCGGGATATAGCGACCGACTTCATCGCGGAACAAGCGGGACGGCGAGTGAATTTTGGCCTTGGCCTGCGCTGCTCTCTCTGCCTGCGCGACAAGGGCGTTAGCCGCTGCCGTGACAGCTCCAAGGGCTGCATACATACCCTGCGCCAGCCCTGCGCCGATTTGATAACCAGCGCCACGCATTGAGCCAGCGCCAGCGTATGCTCTGGACGCCGCGGCTGATACAAGGGACGCCATGGCGCCTGTTACAGCTCCGACACCGCCCCTAATACCTGCAGCGAGGTTTTGGCTTGTCATGGTTCCTGCTTGTCGGCCTGCCGCAATCATTCTTTGACCGCCAGAAACGACCGCTTGCACCATTTGTGCCATGGCCGCGACTACTTGGGACGCTGCCGCACGCATTGAAGCGCCGATGATAGGAGCAGACGAGCCGATTTGCCGGATTTGAGCCGTTGCCATCGTGGCGCTTGCTCCTACCTGCATAAATGCAGACGGTACGGTGGCAATCTGCCCTCTTAACATTGTAACAGATAAAGTCGTTGCTGTAAATTGCCCGTTTACGGAAGACAGTACCGAGTTTATCATCGCGAACCCGTTCGCAAACATGGCCGCGCCTGCGGTGACTGCTGCGAAGGACGACGCTAGGGACGTTATACGCGCCGAGAACTGCGTTAAAATGGCCGTGCTGGCTACTAGACCAGACAACGAAGACATGGCGCTTGTAGCGAACGACCTGAACCCTGACGCTGCCGTTGTCATTGCTGGCGCTAGCTGGCTGACCGATGAACCTATCATCGGGATTTTAGCGGCCAGGACGACGAGAACAGCAGACGCGGACGTGCCGCTTGCTTGGATAAGAGCAAGGCCAGCGCCTAATTGTTTCATACCAGCGCCAGCGCTTGCCATTCCTCCCGCTGACCCTGCAATCTTGCCGACGCCTGTCGCTACTGCTGCAAGACTGGCCGCCATGTCTCCAAGGTTGGTATTTGTTATCATGACAACGCCCTGCGCAAGAGCTTTGAAGCCGTTCCCTGCGTTGAGTGCTGCTTGTCCGATTGATTTGATAACGCCAGACACGCCGTCAAGAATGGACTTGACAGAGTTCCCGAACCCTTCGATTACGCCCTTTGCTCCGTCCAATACGGACTTAATGGCATTGCCTAGCGTCTTGAATAGATTGGCTATGCTGTCGATAATTGGGCTTATCTGACTAACTAGCGTAGTAAATGCTTCAACGATAGACTGCAATACTGGTGCCAGCGCTTGAACCATTTCAGAAACGGCGGGCATAAACGGCGCGAGTGCTTGCACAATCTGGACGATTGCGTTTGCTACGATTTGGGCGATAGATGTAAACGTATTGCTGACTATCTCCGCGATTGGCGTAAGCGCCCCGATGATTGTTGCCGCCCCTTGGCTGATTGCGTTGATAACTGGCGGAAGCGCTCCTGCAATCGACGTTATCGCTTGACCTAGTGCCGTTACGAACGGAGCCGCCGCTGCGAAGGCTTGGCCGAAGGCTACGACTAACGGAGCCAGACCAGCAAGCGCCTGCGTTACCGTTGGCAGAACTCCCGCGACTGTGACGATTGCCTGCGCAAAAGCCCCAATAATAGCGGTTGCTACCGTTGCGAAGGCTTGGCCGACTGCGTTTATAATCGCGCTTATCCCTTCGCTCTGGCTTGCCAGCAATGCGAACCCTGCCGCGATGATTGCGACACCAGCACCGATACCAACGGCCGCGATAGCTACCGCACCGCCGAACGCTAGGATATTCCCGACACCTGCTGTTTTAAGAGCTGCGCCGAACGCTCTGATTGCAGGTGCCGCGCCAGACAAGGCCGCCTTGATACCTTGGCCGATACCCTTTGCGGCTGTACTAATAGCTGTTCCTGATGATTTGATGATGTTTGCTAGGCCTGTCATGAGCTGGGAGATTATCCCCTTAGACCGTCCTACGCCTTGCACTGCCTGCCCCATTCCTTCGGCTGCGTTTCTACCGAACAACCCGAACGGATTGAACGACTGCAAGAAGCTGAAGGCTTTGAAGCCTACGACAAGGCCAGCAAGAGCAGCAGCCACGCCTTGAATGATTGACGGGTCAAGGCTGCCGATGAAGTTCCCGACCGCCGCAACGACGTTGCCGATTACATTCGCGACGTTGCCGATGATAGTCCCAAGTGCGGACCATGCGGACGAGTTGCCTATACTCGTCACGATGTTGTTATAAGCCGAAACAAGGCCGTCTATGGCTGCCTTGGCTGCTTTCATCGCTCCCGTCTGGGCGAAAGCGTTGACGAAGTTCTTGACAATGTTTGCCCCTGCTGCGAATGTGTTGATTACAGCGCCTACAATGTTGCTGATAGTGTTCAGCCATGCGGTCTTTCCGCCAGCGCTAGCGAAGGCGTTCCCGACTGCGTCGATTGCACCCCGCACCGCTTCCATAGCTCCCGCCAGTTTGGCGCCGTTTAGGTCGTTGAAAATAGTCCCGAAGGCTGTCCGTATGTCCTGAACAATCTTCTCTACGTTGATACTTGACAGCGCTTTGTCTAGGTTGCTAGCCAGCGCCCCGAAGTCTACGCTGTCGAGTGCGTTCGTTAAGGCGACAACGGCCTTTATCCCGTGCTTGTTCACCACGTCAAAGGCTGGTAGTAGCTTATTGGTTAGCGTTTCCTTGGCCCCGTCAATCGCTTGATCAACGGTTTTAAATTCTGTCGCTAATTTGGTAAACTCGGCCGAGTTCCCGACCTTCTTTATCGCGTCAAAGAAATCGTTTGTGGCAATCTTCCCGTCCTGAACGGCCTGAACCATTTCATCGGTAGACATTCCCATTTCACGCGCTACCGCTGCGATACCTGCTGGCGTCTGCTCTAGCATGAGCTTGAAGTCCTGCCATGCGACCTTGGGCTTGGCTGCCATTTGGACGCCCTGCTGGCTTAGTGTCTTCATTGCCTGTTGCGGGTTTTCTGCTGCCGCTGCCAGGCCCCCGAACCCTGTTACTAGCTGGTCGGTACTTTCGATACCAACGGCCGCTAGCTGGCTGTACGTCTGCGCCATGTCGGACGCGCTGTAAATGGTCTGGGTTGCGTAGTCCTGCAGCTTGGCTTTTACTTGGCCGATTTCCTCCGCGGACTTGCCAAGCATTGACAAGTTACCCTCGAAGGTCTTCCATGCTTTCGTTGAGCTGGTGAGTTCCGTTGCAATCTCTGATACGCCGTTCTTAATGCTGCCGAGCGCTCCTGTCAAGGCGTTGCCGATGATGTTTGCGCCTAGCATTGCCTTGAACATGCTGCCTGTCTTGCCTACTGACCCCGTTAGACCTTCAAGCAAGGCTTTCAGTCCGCGCGTTTCGCTTCGGGCTTGCTGCCCGTCCATTGATACCTGTATCGTTACTCTTCCGTCTGCCATTGTTTACCCCCTTTCTACTCGTTAGGTAATTCGTATAATTTTTGTAGTTTGCGCATACGTTCGCGCTCCTTCTTGTCTTTGGTGTCTGACGGTTTCCAGCTCCTTATCTCCATGACCCGCGATAGCTTGGTACTATCAGGCAGGCCAGCCAGAAGCGCATTGAATTTCCGCCATGATAGGACGCCTTGCTGCTCTATCAAGTCCAACCCGTAGGCTTGGAGGAAGGAAGCGAAGATATACTCGCCGTCGAATTTGAAGCTAAAAGGCGCCCTGTCCTCGTCGTCTTCGTCTTCTGTCTTTCTACTAGGCAGCACGTTGCCCTCTAGGTCGTAGCGTGGCGCTTCGTCTATCGGACGCGTTACCTTGATATGTTCGTCGAATACCTGCTTGTAAACCTTGATAACTTCCTCGGCGTATAGGTCGTTGAAGTCCTGCGAGCCTGTAAGAAGTATCATTGCGAAGTAAGGTTTGCTGAGGTCTTCGATGTCGTCGTCCTGAAACATTTCAAAGACGCGGAGAACGTTGTCGAAAGACAGAAAAAGCTGGTATCGTTTGCCACGATGAACCAGCTCTTGAGGTATTGGCCGACTGATATCGAAAGGCATTATTTCTTAGCCTTTAGCGCGTACTTTGCGAATACTTCGCTATTCACTCGGTCTTGGAAATGCGAGTTGATGAACTCGGCGATTAGTGCGTACTTTTCGGTATAGGTGATAACCTCTTTACCGCAAAGTTCATAGATTAGGTCGGCCGTTTCTTTGTCGAACAATGTCGTCAGACCCTTGTCAATCATTTGTTTCAAGATAACACGGTCAGCCGCTTCGTCCTCTCCTGTCATGCCCTTACGAAGTTCTTCGAGTTCTTTCTTGAGGTCTTCGAGCTTCTTCTGCGTCTCGTCCGAGATAGGAACCTCGCGAACTTCTTCGGCTGTGATTGGGATAGTAACGACCTTTGCCAGACTGTCGCCGTCGAATAACGGCTTCATGGTCGACAAATTGCGCGCTTGTGCTGTTTCTGTCATGTTTTGACGTCTCCTTTTCTTTGCTGCTTATATAATACCAAAAGAAAAGGGCAAGGTCAAGACCTGCCCCGCTCTTTCTTCGATTATCCGCCGACTGCTTTCTCGACTGGCGCCTTGATGAACTTGATAGTACACTCGAACGCTTCGAACTCTGTCGCGTCGCCGTCTCCTGCCTTGATTTCTGACACGTTCGCGACCTGCGTCCATGTCTTCTTTTTGTCGGCAGATGTGACACGGAACCAAACCCGACGACCTTCGCCGATTTTGTATTTCATAGCAGCGATAAGAGCCTGTGCCTTGTCCTCTGCGTCGTAGAAGCCTTCAAACGAGAAGCCGCCAACAACTGACTTAACGATTTCCTCGGGCGTTCCGTCTCCGTCATAGAAGCCTGTATCGTCCGTTTCTTCATCGCTTTCGTCGTTGACTGTCTCGATGTACTTCGCTAGTTTGAGCCATTCCGTTGGCTCTGTTTCTGGGTTCTTAGGGTCAAATACCCCGATTTCGTGGACCCGTAGGGCGTTTTTTAATCTTGCCATTCGTTACTTCCTCCTTGGCTTTGTCTCGATGTACGCTGTGATGTTCAGCGTGTGAACGTAGTAGGCTTGTTCGTCCTTACCTGCGAACCCTTCGCGGCCGACATTCAAGCGGATAAAGTTGTAACTTCCGTCCGTGCTCGGCAAGTCCTCGACCTCTGAAAGTTCCTCGCATATCTTCCACAAGATAGCGGACGCCTTCTCGTTGTCTAGGCTCTTGCAAGCGAACTCGAACGGCAGGGACACTTCCGCCCCTCCGTCCATGAACTCCCGCTCTTTACGGCCTGTCGGTAGCAGGTTGACGACCAAGTCGTCGCCGTCTGCCTTGAAATAATCAAGGCGGGCTTTCAGCTCCAGCTCCAGCCCATTTACGAAGGCGACTAGCACCTCCTGAAAATTCTTGTTATTCTGCATAGCTTATCTGACCCCTAGCGCTTCTATTGCCTTTTCTTTCCAGTCGTCCATGTGGTTCTGTTCTGCTTTCTCATACCACTTTGAGCCTGTTCCTGCGGTGGTGTATCGACTGAACACCTGCCGCCCGTTGGTGCCGTAGTATTGAGCCTTGGCGTAAACTGTTTGCCAGATTACGCTTTCGCCTCCGTTTCCGACGTGGCCGCTTGCTCGGAGGTCGCCGTCTAACATTGGGACGTACTGCTCACAGTCAATCAATATCTGCCCCGCGACTGCTTGCTTAGCTGCTCGCATTTGTGCGGGGGATATTTTGCGCTCTATGCCGCTGAGGTCAACCGTTGCTCGTATTCCCATTATTTAAGCTCCAGTTCATAGGAGAACACGCGCCCGTTTAACTTATTAACGAGCCAGCGCTCGACTTTGTAAACGTTGCCGTCTTCGTCCGTGACCTTGGCGCCCTTCCAATCGTCGTTGATTGTCACGGGCGTATATCTCGGATAGATGAAGGCGGTCGACGTATTGCTTACCGTCTTGTTGTTATTCGTGCCGTTCTCTCCCCTGCTGCGGTCAAGTCGGCAATACTTTAGCACTTTCGGCGCGGTGTAAGGTGTTTTCCCGTAGGCGTCGGTTTTGGTACGGTCTAGCAGCTCGACCGTCAGGACGCTGTCAAGTAGGCGCTTATCTATCATATACGGCCCGCGTCAAACCGTAGAAGCCGATAGAATTGAGGACGGCGATTGCGTCCTGCGACAAGTTGAAGCCTTTAGCTGCTGCCTTGCCTTCGTCCTTGTATGATACAGTCGTCCGCCCTATGTTAATGCTAGAGTAGCTGCTGCGGTCTTCCGCTGTCATTATCCCCGACTTGTCGAGATAAAGCATTTGGAAGGCCATAGCCAGCTTGACGGCTGCCTTTCGGTTCTCTGGTTCGTTTTCTAGGTTGATGTGATGATAAAATGAGCGCGTATATAGGTCAATAGCTATGCGGGCGCGTGCTTCGAGCTGTGAGAAGCGGCCTTCTAACGGGTCGAACTCCAGCGCGTTGTACTCGTCCTGTGTGATGTAGGCCACGTTGGCACCTCCTTTTCAAAAAGGGGCGCTAAGTGCGCCCGTTATGCGTTGTCATGAAGGGCTTTCAGCTCGTCTACTGTCGCTCTTGAACCGTACTCGATACCTTTTTCATCGAGCAAGGCTTTGATTTCGTCTTTCTTCATGGCGTCAAGGTCAACGTCTCCGCTGACGTTGCTTGCTGGCGCTGCCGTAGCGACAACCTCGACCAAGATAGGCGACAAGCCAGGAAAGGCCGACGTCATGCTTTCGTTAATAGAAGCTGCGCGGTCTTCGTCTAGCTCGAACTGGTCGCCTGTCAGGTAGTCAACGCCTTCGCGGACAAGTGACAAGTTGACCCGTGTCTCGTATAGCTTAATAGCCATAGACTGCTACCTCCTTCTTACAATTCGGTGATTGTTCCCGTAACCTTGATGATAGCTTTTTTGTTATCTTCAAGGGTGTACTGTCCGCCTTTGGCTGCAGCTTGAAGCTCTACACCGTCGAAGTCGTTGCTTTCGATTGTGCGGGCTGTTTGAATACCGATAAACGGGATAACAATAGCATTAGGAACGAACAGCGCGATAGTACCCGTTGGGAAGTTTGACTTCGCTTCTGGCTGGATTGTGAACCCTTTGTACTTAGTCACGCCGTTATTGTCGATAGACACGCTAGAGCCTTTAGCTGCGGTGTTCGCTGCCATATCCACGATAGCGTTATAGATTTCTTGGCGAACGTACACGGTCACGGGTGCGGTTACTTCGGTGTCTGTGAAGTATGCAGCCGCTTTGTTGAAGGTCTTCAAGATTTCCGCGTCTGTCAAGCTAGCAAGGGCAAGGTCTTTGCCTGCTGCGTCTGACAAGTGCTTACCGATACGAACGGAAGCCTTGCGGGTTTGCGCTTCTGACTGCAACTTGAAACGGTCTGCAACTGCCGCGTTAAGGTCGTTATTCACCGTGTGGCGGTCAAACCCTTCGCGGATTGCAAGCGTATAGTCGTAGTCGACGTCTGTATCTTCGTAAATGACCTCTGTCAAGTTACCGAAGCGGTTTTTAACGCCTGATCCATCGCCGAAAACGTCGTTAGCGCCTGTCTTGTACTCGCCGACAACAACGGGAACACCCGAAGTCTTAACGCTGAACGCCTTCTTGTTTTGCTGTACGCCGTCCAAGATTTGCACGGGTGCAAGTGCCTGCGCGAATGCTGCGCGTGCTTGGAAAACAGTTCCGAGAATGTTTGCGTATTGCTTGGTATATACGCGTACTGGTTGGTTTTGGTTACCTGCCATGGTATCCCTCCTAATTTGATTTATTTGTAGCTGTCAACGACCGCTTGGAACGGGTCGACGGGGCCGTTTCCTGCTCCGTCTGGATTGCCCGCTGGTGTGAAGCGTGGCGCTGCTGGTGCTGGTTCGGCTGGCGCTTTATCTGCTGGGAACAGATACGGCTTGCTTTCCTTGATACCTGCGACAATCTCTGCGATGTCTGCCTTGCCGTCTTCCCCGAGCTTCACGTCGTCCGCTTTGATAAGCGACGTCAGGACCTCGGGGTCAATGGTGCCTGTATCACGAACCGCAAGAGCGATTGCGCTTGCCTTCTTGGTTGCTGCTAGTTCCTCGGACGCTGTCGTCTTGTAGCTTTCAAAGTCAGCCTGCAGCTTCTCCAGTTCCGCTTTTGTGTTGGCGTCTGTCGTGCTGGCCGCTTTCAGTTCCTCGACTGCTTTCGTCTGTTGGTCTAGCTGCGACGTCAAACTGTCCTTCTCTTGCTTGACCTGTTCAAGCTCCGCTTTCGTCGCGTTTAGCGCTTTACCATGTGCCGCGAAGACTGCGTCAACCTGTTCATCGGTCAAGCCAAGGGCTTTCAGTTCGTCTTTTGTCATGTCGTTTCCTCCTAGTCGTTGTTAAGCGGGACGACCCCCGCGAGATTTTCGACAATACCATACTAGCACGGGATAGACTAGCATTTTTGCAATAGTGCCGAAAACAAAAAGACGGCCGCCGAAGCGTGCCGCCTAGTTGAATACTTTCTCGCGCTGGTAGTCGCGGTGTAGGAAGTCGTGCTCGTCAATAAGCGCTCTTATCTGCGCCTGTCGGTTCCGTACGGCTATCTTCTCGCGTTGGATATGGTCTGCGTCGCCTAGCACCTCGGCAACGTGTAGCCGCTGCTTATGGCTGCGTATGGAGCGTTCAAGCCCCCGCTGCTTGGCTTGTATCTTCGCGTTCTCCTGTGCCTGCTCTGGCGTCAGGTCTTTCAGGTAGTCGGGAACCTCTGGCATACTGTTTACGCCAATCACAAACGGCGTCAGGTAGTGCCCACAATGGACGCCAAGGCAACCGCCTGCCGTTCCGTAGCCGTAGTCAGTCAGCGACAAGACCCGCGTCCCGTCCTTGGCTGTAAAGGCTGCGTCGTAGGTGACTAGCTTACCTTGCAACGGGGCGCACGCTTCACGCGCTGCCGCCTTCATCGAGTAAAGGAAGGTGTTCACGCCAGCTTCACGCGCTGCCCTCGTCCGCATTTCGTTGTATGTGCTGTAAACCGTGGTCTTGATGATAGCCCGAGCGAAAGCCGCTGCGCTCCACTCCCTGCCTGCTGCGTCTGTGTAACCGTGGAAACCTTTGTCCGCCCACTTCATGACGGTATCAGCAATGGCTTTGTCTCTGGTCTTCGCACCGATAACGACTTCGGCGACGGCCTGCTCGACTATCTGCTGAAATCTCTTGCGTATTCCTGCGGGTAGTGTCGAGTTCGTCAGGTTCTCGAGTTCGCCCCTTGCCTGCATGGCGTAGGCTTGTAGGGCTGACGTAACGGGGTTATACAAGCCCCTGCGTTCCTCTCCGAGCTGCTGGCGCGTGTCCTCGTATATCTTCAAGCCATCGTTCTCGATGATACGCTCGAGCTGGTCGATAGCCACGCCAGAACGCCGAGAAAGTTCCTCAACGTTTTGACGGTTCAGCAGGTGCAAGCCGCTTAGTTTCTCGAGCTGCCACAAGTACGGGTTTTCTTCTAGGTCTGCCCGTCCTCGCTCTTGCAGCTTGCGGACCATAGCGTCGAACATGTCAGACTGTAGCTTGTCGTATATCTCGGCCACAGCCTGCGCTTGTAATTCTAGCTCGCTATCATTGCGCCATATTTGGCCTATTTTGCGCTTGTTATCCTTGCGCGGTGTTGTCATACGCCGTCACCTCCTAAACCTCGTCAGCGTCTCCCTGTGCGTCCTGCGGCGCCTTCTCGTCTTCGTCCTCTCCGTCTGGCGCTGGCTGCTGCTGCTTGGTCTTGTAGATTTCTTCTTCAAGGTCTGGAAGCCGTGGGAGGTCGCCGTCAATGGCTGCAATCTCCTGCAGCGCTTCTTCTTCGGTCAGGTTGCGCGTCTTCATGATAAAGGTCAGGCGTGAACAAGCCCCCGCTGCGTACATTTGCGACCAATAGTTAAGCTCGGCCTGCCTGTCGGTAAAGACGCCGTCGTCTAGGTCGACCGATACGTCGTCGACTGTCACGATGTGGCCGCTGTACAGTCCAGCACCAGCCGCCAGCTCTAGGATTGATACAGCAAGCTCCTTCAATGACTGCTCCACCAGCGTTACAAGGCTGTTGCGGGTCTGGTAAGTGTCCGAGTTCTCACTTACAACCTCGGTCGCTGTCTTGATACCGTCGCCGTCAAAGGTAAACATGCCAGACGATACGCCGATAAGCATTTCAAAGAGTTTCAAGCCTTGGTTAATCGTCGCGATGTACTGTTCAGCGCGGATTGCTGTCGTTACATCGACAATCTGGTTCCCGTCCAGCCCTCCGCCGATAGCGACAAAGACGTTCTGGTCTGTGTCGAAGCGCTGGCGCGTGGTAACGTGGCCGTTTTCGTCTTGTACTAGCTTGCTGCGTGTCATGCTCTCTGGCACAATGACGCGGCGCTGCCCCATGCGGACTTCCCACATGTACTCGTCAAAGGTTCGGTTGATAAAGTCGATTGTCGGCTTTGCGTTGTCGTAGATTGATAGGCCTAACGGGCTGTTAATGTCCTTGTTGTTCATGCCTGCGGGCTTCAAGTAAGTAAAGAGCGGGCGCGTGATACCTTCCACGTTGACAACCTCGGCCAAGTCCTCATACAGTTCGGACAAGGCTACCTGTTCGCCGAGTGCGTCCGCCGTGTCGGAACGGTATAGCTCGTTGGTAATCGTGTAAGTGTTGCCGCCGTCTGGCTTATCCGTCCAGTCGTGGAACTCTAGCAGGCTGTAATATTTGTACTTCCGACCGTCAGCGACGCGGGTCTTTGTCAAAATGGCCGCGCTGCTCACGTCCTGCGTGTTGGATTGCAGCGGGAAGAATACGGGAGCCTGTACGAAAGCCACGCGCACCTTGTCGCCGTCAATGTATGGCCGCATAGCAAGGCCACCAAGAGCCAAGCAGCTTTCTAGGTACCGTTCAAAGTTCTTGTTGAAGCGGTCATCGTTGAGCGTCTTTTGCAGGAACTCGTTCGCTTCCTCGTCTGCTACCGTGATTTTTGCTTTTTCGTTGTAGACCAGACTTGCCAGCTTCTTCGCTGCCGTCCGTCCGATAGGCAAGTCGTTGAAAGCTCGGGTCTGCAGGTCGCCGTCGCTGTTGAGGTAACGGATAGGGTCGAACTCACTCTTGAAGTATTGCAGGTTCGTTCTGATACGGTCGTACTCGTCGGCTGTTACGGCAATTCGTGGGTGGTCTGTCACGCTGTCAAGGCGTCCTGATGTGGTGTAGTTCGTCATGTGGTTCTTGCTCCTTGTAAATAGGTTTCGTATGGTCTGAAATAGTCCCATGGTTTGATGTCCTCCGTTCGTTAGGCCATAAGGCCGAGCAGCTTCGCATTGTCAAGGCAGAAATACTTGAAGGCGTCGCAAGTGTGGTCTTCCTCTTTAATGACCCGCGGGTCGTCGGTCTGTAGTGTCTTCTCGTCGTATCGGTAGCGCTGGTGCTCGCTGATAAAGACGGCGTTCTCTGGCGTGTCGAGGTAGTAGAAGCGGCCGCGTGCAAGCAGCGACTGGACGGTCTCAATCATCGTTGAGTTCTTCGCTTTGGCTACGGGGTTCCAGCGTACGCCCCAATCGAGAAAGAACTGGTTACGCAACGCACCCTCGGCGCTGTCTATCGTGTACTGTATGACTTGCACCCTGTAACGCTCTACGACACGGCGCGTGAAGTCTCTGACGTCCTGCGATAGCTGGCTGGGTGCCTTCTTGTTCACCTGCCCCGCTGGGCTGTAGTAGTATGTGTCGAGTAATACGACGTTAGCCTTAGCTGTTACGCCGAGCGCAAGGCAGGCCGTTGCTGACTGCATGTGTCCGCCGTCGAGTGCGAAGGCTACGCCGACCAGCGGGTCGTCAGGTTTGAGCTGGTCGAGCGCGTGGAAGGTTGTCATGTTGTAGACGTTGTTCCCAAGGCCGACCGCTTCGCCTAGATAGATATAGCGGTAGTAGTCGAAGTCGTTCGCCTTGACCCTCTCGATGTCCTCCAGCATTTGCTCCGTCACGAACCCGAGCTTGTCGTCTAGGTAGGTGGAGCTGTGGCAAAGGTAGCGCGGGTCTGTCTTCTTTTCCTCGTACCAGCCGTTTATCCAAGCGTAAGGGTTGCGCGGCGGGTTATACGACCAGAAGAAGCGAACGAACGGCGCCAGCCTGTGCTTTTGCCGCATGAAGGTTATGTTCGTTTGGTCGAATTCCTCGGCGTTCGCGAACTCGGCCGCTTCCTCGTACCAGACCGCGACGATGTCCTCGATGTCGTTTGATTTGAGCTTCTGGAAGTCGTCCTGTCCGTAAAAGTAGAACGTCGAGCCTGTCTTCTTGTGCTTGACCTTGAACGGGCTGACCGTGTCCGTAAAGCCGTCAATGACCCCGAACATGCGGAGCGCCCATTTAATCTTGTTAAACACGCTGTCGCGGATTGTGTTCCCGACTTTCCGAATGACAACGACGTTCGCCCTCTCGCCTATCCTGATATACCGTAGCATGATATAGACGAATAGAAGGGCAATGACGGACGACTTGAAGCTGTTCCGTCCGCCTTTTAGTACGTTGTAAGGTACTTTTGTCTTCCATACGTCTTTAAAGTGCGGGTTTACGTTCTTCTGTACGTCAAAGCTCATTCACGCACCCCCTTTGGGTCGCGGTCTAGGTTCTTCCCTGACGTCTTGTCGGCCAAGTCACGCGCCTTTTTGACCTTCTCGGCTGCTGCCAGCTCGTCGACCTTCTCGGCTGCCTTGGCTTCCTCGATGTTGTCGAAGTCGTCCGCCCATGCGTCAATGATATAGATTGCGTCGTCGGCCGTGATGTCCTGCGTCCGTAGCGCTTCGATTTCTAGTTGTAGCTTTTCGATTTCCGCTTCTAGCTTGCGCGCTTCCGCTTCGGTCTTCCGCTCGAAGGCTGGCGCCATTTTCCGCCACTTGTCGGGTCTGCGGTTTTTCAACCAGAAGACTATCGCTGTGGTATCTGGCGGCACTTCGTTCTCGGTCACTATGATACGCTGGGACTTTTGACCTTTTGCGTTTACGTTGATAAAGGTCTGCTTGTTCTGCGACTTGTAACCAAGGGCGCGTTTGAGTAGGGCATTTTCGACTTCGAGGTCGACAACTTCGCAACCTTTTTTTAAAGCTTCGGAAATCTTTTCGGACTTCGCTTTCCAGCCCGAGACTGTCGTCGTAGCGCAGCCGATATTCTTCGCGATTTGTTCCTGCGTCAATCCGTTGCGCGCCCAGCCTTGCAGCAGGGTCAGCTTGTCGTCTGTCTCCCAATCCGTCATACGGACGGGGCGGGCTTTCTTCGACCCTGTCGCCTGCTTCTTCGCGGCCTTCTTCACTGGCTTCTTTGCTGTCATGCCTTGACCTCCTTCCGTCGTTAGTTAATTTTGACCGCCTTGTCTCCCGATACCTTCTCCCAGCGTCGGATAATTACGTCGACATACTGCGGGTCAAGCTCATTCATGTAACAAGTGCGTCCGAGTTGTTCGCAAGCAATAAGCGTCGAGCCGCTACCGCCGAATACGTCCAGAACGTTGTCGCCTTTTCGCGTTGACGTCTTCAGCATAAGTCCGACAAGGTGCAGCGGTTTAGGCGTCGCATGTTCGCCTGTGTCTTCGCGTTCTTCTTCATCGGTACGGTTAAAATGCAATACGTTGTTAAAGTTCGTGTGTGTTGCGTCAAAGAAAGCGCGGGTCGCGTTGTATTCCTGTCTTGCTTTCTCGTACTTTTTCATGATTTCCTTGTAGTCCACGCCCCACTCGTCGCCGTAGTAGTCGGCTATCTTTTGGAATTGCTCGGAGGGGATAAGCTGCCATTGCGATTTAGTAAACCAGTGCTGATACATTCCAGCGCCCGTTATCTCTTTCGCCTTCTTCGCGGTCAGTCCCACGCGCTCGGCTGCTTCTGCTAGCGGCCGCCTGATTGCTTCGTAGCCTTCAAAGTAATTGTCGGCGTTCGTATTGAAGCCTTGGACACCTTTCATGACAAACAAGCATTTCTCGTCTGCGGTCGGGTACTTTCTGGTTAGCTTCGCCATTTGCCCTTGTCCGCTTCCCTTGTCCCATGTCAAAAGATTGCGGAAGGTGATTTGTTGTCCCTTCTTCATCGGCCGCAAAATATTGCTGTATAGGTCCATAAGCGGTTCATCTATGCCCCAACAATACCAGCTACCAACTTCTTTCATCGCGTCGAATGTAATCGGTACCCACTTCTTGTTGAAATCGAGTAGGTCGTCAAAGTTTAGGTTGTCGTTCTGGACGCCGTCCTTTTCTTTCTTCATGCCATACGGCGGGTCCGTGTAAACTGTGTCAATCTTCGCGACGTCTAGGAGCTTTGCGATATGTTCGCGGTCTGTACTGTCTCCGCAAGCCAGCCTGTGCCTTCCTAGCTGGAAGATGTCGCCTGTCTTGATTGTCGTATCTTGTAGCTCAAGGTCTGCGTCGTCTTCTTCGACTTCCTCGTCGTCTGTCAAAAGGTCGTCTGCTTCGTTCAGCAGGTCTTCGACTTCGTCAAAACCGAATTGCTCCATATCAAGGTCAATCGCTGCCAGCTCTGCCATTAACAGCGCGTCGTCCCATTCGGCCAATTCTCCGACCTTGTTATCTGCAAGGCGAAAGGCTCGGACTTGGTCTTCGTCTAGGTCGTCCGCGATGATAACGGGCACTTTCTTAATACCGAGACGCTTCGCTGCTTTTAGGCGCGTGTGTCCTGTTACGATTTCCCCCGACTGCGTCGATGATGATAGGGACTTTAAAGCCAAAGTTCCTGATACTCTCGGCCACGGCTTCGACGGCCTGCTCGTTGTCTCTCGGGTTGTAAATATACGGGACGAGGTCGTCCGTGTTCATGTATTTCAGCGTTACTTTCTCGCTGGTCTGCGTCATGCTTTCTTCTCCTTCTGTAAACGACAAAAGACGCCACACGGGCGCCTTTCTGTTTGAGCTGATACTATCATTCTATCAGATAAAGCGCGGTATTTTTGCACGTTTAGCCGCTTCTATGCCGCGGGTTGAATAGTTCATCGCTAAATTCTTCCAGCCATTCCTTGACCCTGTAATATGCCGTGCGCTCGCTTACGAACATATAGCGCGACGCTGCGCCTATCAAGTTAATGCTGCGATAGACGTACACCTCCTTGATTGCCGTGAGCAGGGGCGCGTCTGTGCGCTCTGTGATGTCGTCTAGCGCTCGTTTGATAGTCAGGTACTTTGATAGCTTCGTGTCGTTCTCTTTGGCTACCAGCACGCGCTCTGCTTCGCTCTTGCGGCCTTTCCCGCTGCGTTTAATGGTCCCGTTGGCGTCTGTCGCGTGGTAGGGACTTTCTAGCGTCTCTATCCTGTCCGCGATGTGCTGCTCTAGTATGGTCCGCTTCGGGTTCCTGCTGTCTCTCTTGTAGTACCAGCGAAGCCATTCTAGCTCCTTTCGGTAGACGGTATCTATCCGAAAAACTTTCTTTTGTGTCATTGTGTCAGCTCTCCCTTTTTCCTGTGGTTCTTGCTGTTTATATTTTAGCAAAAAACCCGTATCTTGTCTACGGTATAGCAAAAAAGGGCGGGCGCTGCTGCCCGTCCTCTCTCGTCTGGTTAATATCGGATAAAGTCGATAATCGTAACTACGGCTGCCGCTATATGCGCCGCAAAAATCAATTTTATAAACGTGTACCGATTTTCATCTATCGCCTTCTTCTGCTCTATGCAGCTAACAACGGCGTAGAACACAACCGCGATAATTATGACCGCCTTTTTAAAAATTTCCATTCGTTCCTCTCACTTTCTTCTTCCTGTGGTTCTTGCGCGTCTTCTTCGACTTCCTGCGCGGAGGGTGTTTCGGTGTTTCCTGTACCAGTCCATGCAGACCGAGCAGCTTCGCGAGCGCTGTTGCTTCTTCCTCTGTAGCTGGCTTCAATCTGATTTCGATTTCTCCTTGGACATCTTGCGTAAGACCTCTATACCGTCCGTCGCCCTCGATGTCGACATCTTCAAGCTCTGTTGCCGTGCCGCTTAACTTCGAGGTGTTCCCGCCCTTGGCTTTTATAAAAAAACGCCTTGCCTAGCTCTGAGATTGCGTTCGCCGCTTCTTCTGATTTCATAAAAGAGCCAACTCGAAAGTCTGGGGCTTCTTCTGGCTCTGCTGGTCCTGTCCCGTATTCCTCGATGATACGCTCGTACGCTTCCTGAAGCTGCTTCGCTGTCGGTGATACGATATGCTCGAGTTGGTGGCCTACGGGTGGAATGTTGCTGATGATAATCTTGTGTCCGTATAGCGTTAGGTCTTCTGGCTTCTTGTCTGTCTGCGTCTCCTTGATAAAAGCTTCCGCCGCTTCTGCGGTCGTGTTGTACGGTTCTAGGCCGTCTTCTCGACGCTGCAAGTTGATACATTTGAGCTGGAAGTATTCAAGGCTTCGCTGCTGGATCAGATATTGACGGTGTTCGCTTCCGAAAGCAGCCAGAACGTCTACGTACTTCTTTCGATATTCTTCCTCGCTTCGTTCCGTAAGTTCTAGCTCTGAAAGAATACTCACCCGTTCGTATTTCATGTCGTCGATTTCTCTAAGCGTGTCGTGGTATTTATCACGCCAGCTGTCGCGGTCTTCTAGTAATTCCTGAAAGTGGTTGCTCATTGTTTCTTCTCCTTTGCTTTCAAAATGATTTCTGCCGTCTCATTGAACGGATAGTCGGCAAGGTAGGTGTACCCGTTAGATAGCACGACCTCGGAGCAATCATCGCTATTTTCAAACGGTGTAACGATTGATACGTCGTCGACGTTCACCAGCGCTTGAAACGTGCCGAAGTCGTCTAAATCAATGCACCTGATTTTCGTAAATGTTGCCATGGTTCCTCCTTATTTTTAAAACATGCTGGCGCAAGGCATTGCCATTATTTCCAGCTTGTAGTGTCCCTTCTTGCCGCTTACGCCGCCATAGCGGAAAGCTGTTTCTAGTATAATGCGGTTGTTGTCGTCCTCCCAAACCCCCGCGTCGGTCAGTCCGTCTATTAAGGCCTTAAACGTCGGGTATAAGTTCGGAGGGTCTACGTCCTGCCGCGTAGGCGGGTAGACGGTGAGAATGAGCCGTGCTGGGTGTTCTGCCGTGTACGGGTCAAACACGCGCCCGCTCTCCTGATATGCTGCCAGCGCTCGGAGCTTCTGCGTCGTCTCCATTCTCGCAAACCTGTTTAGTCGGTCGTTGCTGTTTAGGACCATGTTCTGCTTGCGGTTCTTGGTATTCCGCGGCAGGTAGTAAGTGAATTTTTCGATATTAGGCATATAGTACCCTCGCAACTTGTTTCAATTCCTCGGCCTGCTTCCGCGGCAGGCGGTAAGCTGCCAGCAGCTCGAAGACATCATCGAAGATTTCCCCGTCTTGGTCTTTGACGATTGTCAGCTTTGGCTCGTCTTCGCAAGTGATAGACGCCGAGAACGTCGCGCGTCGGTTCGTGGTGACGTACCCCTTGTTCAAAGTCGGGTAGGTCTTGACGTCGAAAAGCTCGAGCGGTTCTTGCTGGTAGTAGCCTAACTTGCGTAGCGCGTGCTTAACGTTTGCTTTCATCGCTCCCCTCCTTTTTCCTTGATTTCATCGAATAAGTCGACATATACCAGCTTAAGAGCCACGAGCGCGCCCGAAGCGTGTTCGTGGTTGTTGTGCGGTCTATAAGCTCCGATGTACTTCTCGACACGCTGCAGCGCATATCGAAGACCGTCGACGTACTCTGCGCCCTTCTGCGGCTTCTGGTCGATTTCCTCAACGTTAAACAGCGTGATTTCCTCCGCTGGCTGTTCTGGACGCTGGCGCTGGTTCTTGGCCACTCGAGCGACTTCTGCGCCGCTCTCGACGTGCCGCCATTTGGCCTTGATAGTGCCGACCTGTACGGCCAAGGCTTCCGCGATTTTCTGCGCAACGGATTTCAGCGGAGCGCTTTCCATGCGCTCATAGTTTGATAGGCTGCCGTGGCTTATCCCGACCTTGTCTGCAAGCTGCTTGCTGGTAAGTCCTCGCTCCTTGCGGAGATACCGAACGACCGCGCCGTCTAATAAAACGCGCTGCCGCGGTATGTTGTAACTGATTTCGTATATCATTCTATACCCTTCTTCCTGTCTGTATTTAATTCTTTTCCACTTTCGTAGCCCATAAGGTAGGCTATCGGGTCGCCATACTCTGGAATGTTTTCGCTTTTAGTCTTCGTGACCCCTTCCTCTCTAATTTTTTCGCGGACCTCGTTCGGGACGATTACAGTAAGCGCTAGACTTCCGTCTCGTTGCTTCTGCGTATCGAATTTGTCCATAAGTCCAGAGATGAAGCCTTTTCGGTAGTGTACTAGCGCTTTCCCTGATAGCTCGTAGTATTTCCCGCGTTGGCTCATGTGGTGCGCTGCCATAAGGTAAATGTCACGCGCCAGCTCTGCGTCTTCTTCGTATCCGTTGAAATATATTGCGTATTTGTTGCATGTTGCTATACATGCGAAGTTATCTGCTACGGTAGCAGCTAGTAGTCTATCCCACCAATAAACAACGCCTTTCCTAACGACTTCAACCTTGACGATGTCGCTTGCCTTGGCTGTGACGTCCCCTTCTGCGATTTTGTGCTTTGCCATGAGCTTCTGAGCCAGCAGGAAGGCCGTCTGGCCTTCTGCGTCGTCTGGTGCGTCTGCTGCTAGTTCTAGCAGGTTGCGCACCTTTTCCTTGATGTCGTCCGTGTTACTCATGGTTTACCTTCTTCTTGCAAAGCTGCCATTTAATACCCCCCGCTGGCTGATAGCCCAGCTTCTTTCTGCAATGCGCTGTAATCGAGCATGAGCGCCGTTTTATCACGGTTTAGCTGCTCGATTTCCTTTTCTTGTTTCGCTAGCTGCTCCTTTTGGCCTGCTGCTATCAGTGTCAAGCTGATAATCAGAACGACGGCCGCAAGCTCTAGCGTCAGGCGTAGGACCTTAACGACTGGTAGCTGTTTCATCTGTAAACCTCCTTGCGTTGTCTAGCTGGGACGACATCGACGCCGTTTGCGACTGTCTTCTCGATGTGCGTCATGGTTACTGTACCATGGCCGACATCTGGGATTGCGTAGTCGTCTTTTAGCTGCTTATATTTGCGCTTCCAGCTTTCAGCCCGTCGGTATTGACGGTCTAGGGCGATTGTTGCAAGTACCGAATAGCCGAAAACAGCCAGCGGTAGGGTTAAAAGTAAAAGCTCATTCATTTTCTGTATCTCCTTTTTCAATAGCTTCGTCAATAATTCTGACAGCTTCTGCGACCATATCCTGAATACTAAACAATACCATTTTACCGCGGTATTGGATAATAGGTGAAGCGGCTCCAGCTAAGCTGATGTCGATAGGTTCGCCGTTTTCTTGGTTCTTGCTGTCTGCGATGTGTAACCTCATTATCAAAGCTTTATCGTCTTGTAATTTTCCTTGTACCATGTTTTTATACTCCTTTACTGTAAAAGGCGGAGCGGTAAGCCCCGCCGTGAATGGTTAGAATGGCAGGTCGTCGTCGCTTATATCCATGACGTTCGTTGTGTTGCCCTGTAATAGCGATGTCTGTTGTGCCATTGGTTGCTGTTGTTGGCCGTATCCGCCGCTATATCCGCCTTGTTGCTGTTGTTGGCCGTATCCGCCGCTATATCCGCCTTGTTGCTGTTGTTGGCCGTATCCGCCGCTATATCCGCCTTGTTGCTGTTGTTGGCCGTATCCGCCGCTATATCCGCCTTGTTCTTGTCC